AAGATTGCGCGACTGGAAAAGTACAAGGACGCTTCCGATGCTCTTCAGCAAGGAGACATGGACGCGATTCGAAGGGCTATCTATGACGCAAAAACGTACCGTCCTGATGGAATTGTTGAAGGCAAATCCTTAAGGGAATTAGTTAGTACACCTAACTTAAAATGTATTCATGAGTATCCCTTCAAAGGGCTTAACGAGAAACTACACGGGATCCGGTATGGAGAACTTGTCACAATTACTTCGGGCACTGGTTCCGGAAAAACGTCATTCTGCCGTAACCTTGCAACTCACCTGCTACAGCAGGGGGAACGGGTTGGGATCCTGGAACTTGAAGCAGGAAATAGAAACACCGCACTCGGAATAATGTCCTGTGCTGTGGGTCAACCACTACACATAGGAGACCATGACAAAGGAGAAATCGATCAGCACTTTCTGGTATCTCTTGCCAATTATGATCTTTACCTTTTTGATGGGTTTGGAAGTTTTGATCCAGACACAATTTATCAACGTATCGAATATATGGCCAGTGGATTGGAGTGTCGTGTTATATTCCTCGATCACATCAGTATTTTACTGAGTGGATTAGAGGGAGATGAACGGCGCATGATCGACCAGACCATGACACGTTTAAGATCGCTGGTAGAGAGAACAGGAATAACACTATTTTTAGTCTCGCACTTAAGGAGGGCGAGTAATGACAAGCACGCTCACGAAGAAGGCGGAAGAGTTAACTTGTCCAGCCTCAGAGGATCTCATAGCATTGCTCAAATATCAGATACGGTTATTGCCCTCGAAAGAGACCAGCAGGCCGGAACTTCTGGAAATGGAACGACTGTTAGAATCCTTAAAAATCGTTATTCAGGCGAGACTGGGCAAGCTTGCGAAATAAGCTATGACTTAAACACATGCAGATTCACCGAACATGAAGCTAAGGAACCTGAATTTAACCCAACCACAGATTTCTAAACACGAAGTTGTGCATGAATCAGAGAAAACTCGTCACGATGAATATGTTCATCCTTGGTACGAGTATGTAAACAGACCGAAACCACCATCACAAGAAGCTGTTAAAAAAGCTAAATTTGTTGACAAAACCTACAAATGGAAACCCAAGTAAATCTCGCCTTTGACATTGAGACAGATGGGTTTGAATCTAAGCGGGTTCATTGCATAGTCACACAAGACCTTGACAATGGAATCGTAGAGGAATACAATGATGAGAAGTATTCTGATAATCCTAAAGAATTACCTATGGCAGCGTCACGCTCTATAGCTAATGGAGCTAGTATGTTGATGTGTGCTACTAATATCATTTCACATAATGGTATTGGTTATGATGTACCACAACTACAGAAGCATCTTCCTTTCTTTAGGGAATTAATGACACCTCATTGGGATACTCTTATCCTAAGCCGCTACTACCACCCGAACTTACTAGACATTGATAAGAAGCGTAAATGGCCTATGATGCCAGTCAGCTTGTATGGATCACATAGTCTAGAAGCATATGGCTATCGTCTTAAATGTTTTAAGGGTGAGTTCGCAAAGACTACTGACTGGGCTGAATGGAGCCCAGACATGCAGGAATACTGCAAACAAGATGTCGCTGTCCTAGCAAAACTATGGAAACATTTCCAAAAATACCTGAACCCGTCATCCTAGAACATCAGATTGCTGAGATGATGCAAGATCAGAAACGGATAGGATGGCCGTTTGACGTTCGTAAGGCTCAAGAGCTAGAGAACACACTATTAAGCATGCTAGAGAGCCTTAGAATGGAGGCTCAAAGGCTATGTACATTTGTACCTGGTAACCTATTTACACCTAAACGTGATAATAAGACACAAGGGTATGTAGCCGGAGCTGAAATGCAACGGTTAAAAGATTTCAATCCTAGTAGTAGAGATCATGTATCATGGTTACTACAACAGAAAGGATGGACACCATCTAAACTCACTGCTACAGGCAAAGCTGTTATAGATGAGGTTGTCTTAAAAGAAATCGGAACACATGAAGCATTATTATTCCTAAAAATACTGGAAACACAGAAGAAATTAGGAATGCTCTCACAAGGAAATAATGCATGGTTGAAGTTGGTCAAGAATGGCAGGCTTCACCATTCCTGTTTTATCGGTGCTGCAACGCATCGAATGGCCCACGCCAAGCCTAATTTGGCGCAAGTTAGCAGCGACACTGATTGTCGCGAGCTATTCATTACTAAACCTGGATGGAAACTTATAGACAGTGACCTTGCAGGCATTGAGTTAAGGATGTTTGCTCATTACTTAGCCCGTTACGACGGTGGTAGGTATGCAGATGTACTACTCAATGGAGATATTCACCAAGAAAATGCAGACAAAATCGGAATTTCGAGGAAACTTGTTAAGACGGTCACCTATGCCTTCCTATATGGGGCGGGCGATAGGAAGATCGGTAGGTCGTATGACAGTCAGCTCTCAGAGGACAAGGCGACAGCGAAGGGCAAGGAGATTAGGAAAGCTTACCTTGATGCCATTCCAGGCCTTGATAAGCTTGTTAAAGCTACCAAAGAAGTTGCTAAATCTGGTCGGATCCGTGGAATCGACAGTCGTTATATCCTCGTTGACTCGGGGCATAAGTCCCTCAATTTCCTACTCCAAGGATCAGCGGCGACGATTGCCAAAAGATGGTTGGTATTAACTGCTAATAAATTACGTGACATTAAGCACGAAAGGTACGCCTTTGTGCATGATGAGCAAGTATTAGGAAGTCCACTATCATCAAGCGAGGACGTTGCTTTTGCTTGTAAGCTAGCAGCTATGGAAGCTGGTGAATATTATAAAATAAGACTGCCGATTGAAGCTGATGCCAACATTGGTAATAACTGGGCAGAAGTACACTAATGCTATTAATAGATACAGATTTTGTAGCTTATAAAGCTGCTCAAGCCTGTGAAGAGTGTATTGATTTTGGAGATGATGTAATAATTGCACAATCCGATTTCAAGGAAACTCTTAAGGTATTTGAGCGTGAGTTACGAAAGATTAAAACCGCTATGATGGATGATGAAATCATCTTATACTTTTCGAGTCCTCAGAATTTTAGGAAAGAAATTTTTCCGGATTACAAGGGCCACAGAAACCGCCGTAAGCCCCTCGGGTATAAACGTTTGGTCAATCACTGCCGCAATAATTATAACGTGGTTATTAGGGACACCCTAGAAGCTGATGACTCTCTTGGCATAGATGCAACACGCTATGCTAGTACAGATAACGTACTCGTTTCACCCGACAAAGACATGCGTCAGATACCAGGCATCCTATGGGACTTGACTAATGACGTAGAAGAGATCACTAAAGAAGATGGGGATCGATGGCACTTAATCCAAGCTTTAGCAGGTGATGCTACAGATGGATACTCAGGTTGTCCTGGGATAGGTGTTAAACGAGCCTCAGATATACTTAACAAACATAAAGATCCTTGGTCTGCTGTTTGTAAAGCGTATCAAGACAAAGGATTATCAGACGATGATGCTTTGATGAATGCTAGGCTCGCTAAGATCTTACAGCATGAAGACTACGACTACGATAAACAAGAACCTATACTATGGAGTCCAAATGGTTAAAGGAACACCTAAAGGTAAAAAAAATAAAGATGTAGAAAAAAGCTTTAAAGATGGAGCTAAGGTATCCGAGCTTAAAGAACTAAGACCAGGTGTGTTAGGTACACCAGGTGTATTTAGTAAAGAACTACTAGATTCTCTACCAATGAATTACAAATCTCCAGGTGATACCTATAAATTTGATTCAAAGAAAGGGTTGAAAAAAGTTCAGAAGAAAACCAAAAGGAAAACACAAACAACCTAATGGGAATGACTAGTTTCTACAACCCACCATACTATAACCGTGGTAAAATACAAGTCTGGGATTTCATCCGAGACCAAGAATTAAACTACCATCTCGGCAACGTCGTTAAGTATGTTTGTCGAGCTGGTCACAAAAAAACAACAGGTAATCCAGAGGGTAATCCCCTTGAAGATTTAGACAAAGCTATCCACTATTTAATCAACGAACGTGACAGTCTCAGAAAGCAGCACACTGACTATAACGCCGGATCAACACACCACCTTCCTGAGCAATCAAGCCAAGGAGTTCCGTTCAACGTATCGAATTGGAAATTCCATAAGCAGGGAGAGCCGGAGCAAACAGAAGGATCTGATCGTAGAGGAGTTTAAAGAATTCCTTGAGGCAGATGGTATG